TGGCAACTTGACTTTGCCTACAGTTGCTGACTTGGAAGCTGGCATTTCCAGCGCCTCCAAAGTCAACGCAGCATTCGACTTCTTCATCGTCAATACTGACGGTGCAGACGCTGTTACGCTGGCTGTTGGTACTGGTTGGACAATTGTTGGCGCTGCCGCTGTTGCCCTGAGCACTTCCGCTCACTTCCGCGCCCGTAAAACCGGCGATGGTACTTGGACTGCATACCGCATCTCCTAAACCTGAATGGGGGCTTCGGCCCCCATTTTTAAAGGAACAATTATGACTTCCAATACCAAACCAATTGGCGTTGCTTTTGAAGACCAAAACATTATTGGATCTAATTTTGTGATGTCTGGTGGCGAGTTGGGTTACACCGCAGAAGCAAGCGGCACAGTGACTCAATTGACAAGCAAATCGACTGGCGTGACTTTGAACAAGTCTGCTGGTCAAATCACAATGAACGATGCTGCGCTGGCGAACGCCACAAACGTCACGTTCACTTTGACCAACAGTGGCATTACTGCAAAGGACGTTGTAGTCTTGAGCGTTGCTGCTGGTGCCACCGCTGGTGCGTACAACTGCTGGGTTTCCGGCAAATCTACTGGAAGCTGCACAATCACATTGCGCAACCTTTCGGGCGGTTCGTTGTCTGAAGCCGTTGTGATCAACTTTGCTGTGATCCACGTCCTGTAAAGCAAACGGGGTCTTCGGACCCCGTTCTTACTTATGAACATCTACCTCAAACACCCAATTCACGGTGCCAAAGTTGCCACAATGGAACTGGAAGCCGAAGCTGATGAAGCAAATGGCTGGACACGCTACAATCCAGATGCGCCTTCGGACACCGAAGATGCGGCTCCTGTGAACGTACTAGGGGCGAAGCGCAAATACACCCGTCGAACTGAAGCCGTCGAGGGTGCAACCGAAGGAGTCTGACATGGCAACGTACACCGCTGGCAATCAAATCAACCGAGCATTGCGATTGCTAGGGGTACTGGCTGAAGGTGAGACACCAACGGCAGACATGTCAAACGATGGCTTGACAGCCCTCGACCAAATGATCGACTCATGGGACACTGAACGACTGTCAGTGTTCTGTACCGAAGACCAAATCTTCACTTGGCCTGCCGGTGAAATCACCCGCACACTCGGCCCAAGCGGTAATTTTGTGGGCAATCGCCCCGTGCTGCTTGATGACGCCACGTACTACCGTGATCCGGGCACCAACGTGTCCTTCGGCATCAAGTTCATCAACCAGCAGCAATATGACGGGATTGCGGTCAAGACGGTGACATCCACCTATCCGCAGGTCATCTTCGTCAACAACACATATCCCGATGTCACCATGTCGGTGTACCCTCGTCCCACTCGGGACTTGGAGTGGCACTTTGTCTCGGTGCAGCGATTGGACAAGCCTGCCACGTTGGCAACCACCATGCTGTTCCCTCCGGGGTACTTGCGGGCGTTCACGTACAACTTGGCGATGGAAATTGCGCCCGAGTATGGCGTTGAGCCAAGTGAGCAGGTCAAGCGCATCGCTATGACCAGCAAGCGCAACTTGAAGCGCATCAACAACCCAGATGACGTGATGTCGATGCCCTACGCCATTGTGGCAAATCGTCAGCGGTTCAACATCTACGCCTCGAATTACTAAGCGTTGTCGTATTTACTATGCTTACCTGCAACAAAACCTTTGGTGCCTCTTACGGCTCTCAAAAGCCCTTGGGCTTTGTATGCGTCAATCGCATGCTGGATATTTTGCTGGTGCGTGACAATTTCCAAGTTATCCAACCGATTATTGGCGCGGTCAAGGTCTTTGTGATTTATTTCCAGACGGCCCTCAATACGCCCGTTAAATGCCTCCCACAGAATGCGATGGACAGCGCGGCGAGCGTACACGCCGTTTCGGCACAGCGAGACCTGAAAGTACCCTTTCAGCAATTTAATTTTGCAAGGCCGGTACGCAGCGTTACCCGCCCAAGTTTTACCCAGCTTGATAGAATGCGCCGTGGGTATGCTGGTGCCCAAAAACTCAGCAACTTGTTTAAGGGTGGCACCGTGCTCAAACATCTGCTTGGCTTCGGGAATTTTGGCGGCAGCAAGGGTTTTACCTCTGGCAATCCGGCGCACGTTTCCAAAATTGCTTACCTCGTACAAATCTTCAAAGTCCAAAACTGGTTTCCATGTTTCCATAGCTTGACTCCATTTAACATGAATAGGAGTATAGCATGAAAACCCCAATTCTTGGGTCATCGTATGTGGCCCGCAGTGTCAATGCAGCCGACAGCCGCATGGTCAACCTGTTCCCCGAGGCCATCCCCGAGGGTGGCAAAGAGCCGGGGTTTTTGAACCGCGCCCCCGGATTGCAACTTCTCGCCAACATGGGCGATGGTCCAATTCGCGGCATGTGGCAATTTGGCGGCTACGGTTACGCCGTGTCGGGGGAAGTGTTGTATAAAATCGACACTCTTTGGAATACAACCCCTATCGGTACTGTGGCAGGATCGTCTGGTCCTGTCAGCATGTCCGACAACGGCACTCAGATGTTCATTGCGTGCAATGGACCCAGCTTTATTTACAACAGCCTGACACTTGAGTTCAAACAGATTGACGACCCTGATTTTCCCGGTGCTGTCACCGTGGGTTATTTGGACGGCTATTTTGTGTTCAATGAACCCAACAGCCAGCGTCTGTGGATTACTGAATTGCTGGACGGCACATCCATCGACCCGCTTGACTTTGCCAGCGCCGAAGGTTCCCCTGACGGTCTGGTGTCGGTTTTGGTGGACCACCGCGAAGCGTGGTTGTTTGGCACCAACTCGGTGGAGGTTTGGTACAACTCGGGCGGCGCTGACTTTCCGTTGAGTCCTGTTCAGGGTGCGTTCAACGAGGTTGGCTGTATCGCAGCGTTCTCGGTTGCCAAGCTGGACAACGGCATTTTTTGGCTGGGCGCAGACGCCCGGGGTCGAGGTATTGTCTACCGCGCTAACGGGTACACTGCGGAACGAGTGTCAACTCATGCTGTCGAATGGCAAATCCAGCAATACGGCAACTTGGCCGATGCGATTGCCTACACGTACCAGCAAGACGGTCACGCTTTCTACGTGCTGATCTTCCCATCGGCAAACACCACATGGGTGTATGACGTTGCCACTTCGTTGTGGCATGAGCGGGCGGCGTTCATCAACGGCAGCTTTACCCGCCACCGTTCAAACTGCCAAATGTCGTTCAACAACGAGATTGTTGTGGGCGACCACGAACTCGGCAATATCTATGCGTTTGACCTGACTGTGTTTTCCGATGCGGGTCAGCCCCAGAAGTGGCTTCGCTCTTGGCGGGCGCTGCCCACGGGCACCAATGATCTGAAACGCACATCGCAACACTCGTTGCAGCTTGACGCTGAAACTGGCGCGATTGATGACAGCGTTATAACACCCATCACAATCGTTGACACTTCGAACCCCAACGATGATCTGTTGACCGAGGGTGGTGATTTTCTTGTATGGGAATATTCTGACCCTGCTTTTGACGAAGTGTTGATTACCGAAAATGGTGACGATCTTGTTCAGGAAGACGGTAGTACGATTGTGCTGGTATACGGCATACTTACTGGCGGCAAGATATTGATTGAGCAGGGAACACCTACTGCGACAGCAATTGACCCACAAGTTATGTTGCGCTGGTCCGATGATGGTGGTCACACTTGGAGCAACAGTCACTGGCGATCAATGGGCAAGACAGGCGTTTACGGCACCCGTGTGTTGTGGCGTCGATTGGGCATGACGCTCAAGTTGCGCGATCGCGTTTACGAAGTGTCGGGTACTGATCCAGTCAAGATTGCCATCATGGGTGCTGAACTTATCGCAAGCCCGACAAATGCCTAATTCTCAAAACATCACCAAAATCCCATCGGCGCGGGTTGCGTTGATTGACCCAGACACGGGGTTAATTTCCCGTGAATGGTTTAGATTCCTGAACAATATTTACGTTGTGTCGGGTGGGTCAACACTTGGTATTGCACAAATTGAAAATGGTGGTACAGGCGCAGATAACGCAGCACAAGCCTTGGCAAACTTGGGCGGGGGTTCAGGCACAGTAACGCAAGTGACAGGTGAGGGCACTGTCAATGGTCTTACACTGACAGGTGATGTCACAACAAGTGGTGCGCTGACGCTTGGTGGCGCTGTGTTAGGTGTTAACCTGACCTTTCAAACTGTGGGGGCACTTGACCTTACAACACGGGCGTCTGGTGTGCTTCCAGTCGCCAACGGCGGCACGGGCATGGCAGCAATAACGGTTGTCACCAAGACTGCCGACTTCACGCTTGACGCCGCCGAAGGGTGGGTCATCAACAACAAATCCGGCTCGACCTGCACTGTTACGCTGCCTGCGGCGTCCTTGTGGGGTGGCCGGGCAGTGACGTTCAAGAACCTGCAATCGCAGACTCTGGTGTCTGCGGCAAGCGATGTTGCACCCATCGGCAGCGCTACGCCGGGCACAGCAATTCTTCCCGCCACTGTAGGCGCGTGGGCTACCCTCGTGTCGGACGGCACCAACTGGGTGGTGATGCAATCATGATTGTTCGCAAAGCCTCCGCATCGGATTTACCTCAATATGCCGCATTGGCTCAAGCGTTTCACGCTGCATCCCCCATGCACGGCAGTATTGAGTTTGACGTAAAGGGCTACTCTGATTTTTATCTGACATCGTTGGAAAACAACGACGTGGGTATTTGGCTTGCTGAAATTGACAACGCCATTGTCGGCATTTGTGGTGCAGTGGCATACCCGCTGTATTTCAATCCAAGTGCTTTAGCAGTGCAAGAACTTTGGTGGTGGCTAACTCCTGCGGCGCGGGGAAGCGGTGCAGGGGGTAAAATGTTCAAACAAATTGAGCAATGGGCAAAAGATCGCAACGCATCCGCGCTTTTCATGATTGCTTTGGAAGACAACAGAGCAAAAAAGATGGAAAATCTATATATTCGCGCAGGCTTTAAGCCGATGGAGCGCACGTTTATCAAAGAGGTGACTTCATGGCAATAGGAACCGGATTAGCAATTTTAGGCAGCGCCGTAATTGGTGCGGCAGCGTCTTCAAGCGCGTCCAGAAGCGCGGCTAACACTCAAGCAGCCGCCGCAGAAGAATCTGGCAACGTATCCGAGCGGATTGCGAATTTGCAAATTGATGCTCAACGAGATGCGCTTACCCAACAGCTTAACGCTGATAGAACCGCGCTTGACCGAACGCTAACTGCGCAACAAAACACCCTTACACAGACACTGAACGCTCAAAGAGATGCCGCTGCTGCTGGTAACACCGCCGCTGCTAACGCTCTTGAGCGGCAAATAACTGCGCAAAGAGATGCCCTCAATTCGCAATTAGGTCTGCAACGCGAGTTGTTCAACAGACAAGTTGAAAATCTTCGCTCGTACAAAGAAGCAGGTGAAGCGGGTCAAACTCGTTTGATGGAATTGCTGGGTCTTGGTGGCAACAAAGACGCCCCCGGGTACGGCTCGGCAACAAACACGTTTAATGTCGCGGGGTTTGACCCGAACACGCTGTTTCAAGAGTTCAATGCTCAAGAGATGGAGCAAGACCCCGGCTATGCGTTTCGTGTGGCCGAAGGTCAGAAGGCAATTGAACGCTCAACTGCCGCACGAGGTGGGCTGCAATCGGGCGCTGCGCTTAAAGCTGCCACTCGATATGGTCAAGACATGGGTTCTCAGGAATACCAGAACGCATTCAATCGCTTCCAAGCCAACAAATCGTTTCAGGCGCAAGAGTACGGCAACGCATTCAACCGTTTCACTACAGAACGTGCAAATCAGTTGGCCCCTTTGCAATCGTTGCAATCCGTGGGTCAAGCCGCTGCTGCCGGTCAAGCCGCTGCTGCGGGTAACTTGTCAAGTGCCTCGTCGCAAGCAATGCAAAACGCTGGTGCCGGTCAAGCTGCTGCGTATGGTAACTACGGAACTGCCGTTGGCAACATTGCAGCGCAACAAGGCGCGGGTCAATCTGCTGCGTATGGTAACTATGGTGCTGGTCAAACTGCGGCATACGCTGGATCAAACGCAGCACGTCAAAGTGCATACGGCCAATCAGGTAGCAACTTGACCAACATTTACGGTCAACAGGGTGCTGGTCAGATCAACGCTATTACTGGCGCAGCCAACGCACGGGCAGCAGGTACGATTGGTTCTGCAAATGCGTTCAACAGTGCTTTGAGCACGGGCATCAATGCATACGGCATGAGTCAGCAAAACGCATTGTTTGACAGATACCTTACATCAAGGGGTTATTAAATCATGGCACTCGATCCCAGCATCATTCTTGGTGCAAAACAGCCGCAATTTGATTTGTCGCAGCTCTCGCCAATGAACGCCATGACAAACCTTATGAAGTTCAAACAGCTAGACCAAGAAAGTGAATTGAACGCGCTGAAAACCGACGAATATAAACGCGCCCGTACCGAGGACGAGGGGTTGCGCAATTTCTTGAACCCCAAAGACACGCCTGCCCCAGACCTTAGTTTGCCTGAAACGCGCACTACGCTTGCCACACGATTTGGTAAAACTGGCACCGCCTACGCCAAGGCTTTGTCGGAGCAAGACACAGCGGAATTGACGCGAAAGAAAACTGCGTTTGAACTTAGAACGGCGCAGCAAAAGTTTGGTGACGATCTTAAGCGCGGCTTGTCTTCTAACCCCTCCAACGAAAACATTATTGCTTTTGGGCAAGACGCATTAATACAGGGGCTGTACACAAAAGAGCAAGTTGAATCTACGGTACAGCAGTTGCTGGCTATGCCACCGGCGCAGCGAATTGCCGTATTGGCTCAATCTGGTGCAAGCGCAAGCGACTTGAAGCCAACACTGACCTCGCAGAACCTTGGCGGCACAACTCAAGTGTTGAGCACACCAGCGTTCGGTGGTCCTGCAAGCGTTGTCGCCGGTAGCCAGCAGGCAATCACCATGACCCCGGCCCAAAAACGTGAGGCTGAAGATTCTGCCAAACGACTGGTACTTGATGCCAAGCGAGTTGGCCTTGAAGGTCGCCGTGTTGCCGTGCTGGAGGAAAACAATCGTCGGGATAAAGACCCAGCGTTCCAGCAGCAAATGGGTGCTGCCCGTGCCACGGGTGAGGCTATTGCCAAGGGTGATGTGGCCGCAGTGCAGGCGCTGCCAAAAGTCATTGGCCGTGCCGAGGAAGGCATTCGTCTTCTTGACGAGTTGGTTGGCAAACGCGATTCCAAGACTGGTCAATTGCTCAAAGGTGAGAAACCGCATCCCGGCTTTGAAACCTCTGTGGGTGCCACATGGCTCCCCGGCGCACGGTTTGTACCCGGCACCGATGCGGCCAGCTTCATGTCTCGCTTTGACCAAATCAAAGGCGCATCGTTCCTTGAGGCGTTTGAATCGCTCAAAGGTGGCGGTGCGATCACGGAAAAAGAAGGTCAGAAAGCCACAGACGCCATCAACCGCATGTCAGTTTCCAGCGACGAAAAAGAATTTGTTCGCGCCGCGATGGACCTGCAAGACGTGATCCGCAAGGGTGTGCAGAACGCTCAGTCCCGCGCATCTCGTGCAGGTGTTTCAGGCGGTCGTACAGCACCTGCTGCTGGTGCGAGTAACATTGACGCACTTTTGGACAAGTACAAATAATCATGGCAACCATCGAACAACTCAGCGCAGCCCTGATCAAAGCCGATGCTGCTGGTAACACAGCAGACGCAAAGGCGTTGGCTGATGAAATTCGACGGATGAAATCAGCGCCAGCAGCCCCTGAGTTGCCTGAGTCGCTGCGCCCTCGCACGATTGAAGCTGAAACCCCCGGCCCACGTCAGGAACTGACAACAGGTCAAAAGGTTTACCAAGCTGCGCGTCCATTCGTTGCCCCGCTGGTTGAGGCCGCTGGTGCAATTGGTGGTGGTCTGCTTGGCGGCACAGCGGGCACGTTTGGTGCTGGCCCTGTCGGCACTGTTACAGGTGGTGTGGTTGGCGCTGGCCTTGGCTACGGCATCGCCAAGGAAGGCTTGGAGATGGCCGATGTGGCGATGGGCATGAAAGCCCCTCGTCAGGGTGTTGCCCAAGTCGCCGAGCCTGTGCGCAACGTACTCGAAGGTGCAACCTTTGAAGCCGGTGGCCGGGTTGCTGGCCCCCTGCTTGCCCAAGGTGTTGGCAAGCTGATGGACCTGCGCAAGATTCCTCAAAACAAAGCCGCCAAGATCGTCAAGGACGCGATTGGTCCAGACATGCCCGAGGTGCTCAACGCACTCAAGGCATCGCAGGGTCAAGGCGTGAGCGCCGCACAGGCCACAGCCGACATCAACAGCCCCACATTCCAAGCCCTGATCGACCGTGCTACCCAGCGCGATCCCCGCTTCTTGCAGGCGCTGGAGAAGTCCCAAGGCGAGGTGTCGCTGAACGCCCTGTCCAAGCTGGCCGGTGGCAAAACAGCCGCCGATGTGCGGGCTACCACTGAAGGCGCGAAAAAGGCGGTCAACACAATCACATCGCCAATGCGTGAAACAGCACTGAACCGCGCTAACCTTGGTAAAGAGGTGGCCCGTCTGGAGAATATGGCAGACGAGCTTGGTGAGCAAGCTGCCGGTAAGGTGCAGGAAGTGCGCCGCCTGATGGAACTGGGCGACATCGCCACAGCCAATGCACGACTGGGCCTGATCAAACAGAACCTGCCCGTGGGCTTGGAAAAGTACACCTACTCGGGCGAGTTGGCCGAGAAAGCATTTGGCGAGTGGTCCAACAAGGCCGCGCAAGCCTCACTCGATTTGGGCCAAGGTGCTCGGTTTGCAGATGAAGCAGCCGGTGCCCTGCGCTCAGTGGGTATCAAGCCGCTGGAAGGTGCCCCGCTGGTGCGCAGCCTCAAGGCCGTGGCAAACAACCCCGAGTTCGCTGGCAACGATGTGTTGACCGGTGCGCTCAAGAACGTGTCCGATGACATCGCCAAGTGGACAGGCAGCGGTGGTGTCATTGACGCCCGCGCTCTGGACGCCATTCGCAAGAACTCGGTCAATGCTGCGATCCAGCAGCTTCGCCCCGGCATGGACGCCACCAGTCAGCGCAACCTCGCCGCTGGCGTGTTGAGCCGTGTAAAGCCCGTGCTTGACGATGCCATTGAGGCAGCAGGCGGCACAGGCTACCGTGAGTACCTCAAGCAGCACGGCCAAATGTCCCAGAAGGTTGCCGAGAAGCAACTGACTGGCGAGGCGCTGCGTCTGTTCAAGACCGACAAGAACGCCTTTGTGCGACTGGTGCAGAACGAGTCGCCAGAAGCTGTCGAAAAGATTCTTGGCCCCGGCAAGTACAACATCGCTGTTGAGTTGGCCGAGAACACATTGGCCCCGCTTGAGAAAGAAGCAATTAAGGTCATCCGCAACGCCAACATCAAGTCCCAAGTTGAAGCTGGACAAGTGGCGCTTGAGGAACTGTTGGTGCAAAACATGCGCAAGATTCGTCTGCCGTCTTATCTGAGCGCCGTGGCTGCGACAACCAACAAGGGCTTGAACATTTTGGAGAACAAGATCGGCACCAAGACAATGGCGACATTGACTGAGGCGCTGAAGACGCCCGAGGGTGCCGCCAATCTAATAGAGTCTTTACCCGCCGCAGAGCGTAACCGGGTGTTGCAGCTTTTGGCAGACCCATCGAAGTGGGGCGCACCTACCCGCGCCGCAGTGACCGGTACAACCACAACGGGCGTCAACATGCTGGCACCTGATCGAAATGTTGAAAACGCTTTTGTGAGGTGAATGATGGCGTTCGAGAATAGTGAGATTGACCCAGTGAAATATGGCGTTCTTTGGCAAAAGGTCCAAGACTATGAGCGCCGGTTTGACGAGATGAGCGCCAAGATGGACAAGATGGAGTCCAACGTCGAGAAGCTGGTGGCCCTTGCAAATCAAGGGCGCGGCGGCTTCTGGGCAGGCATGGCGTTTGTCTCGTTCTTCTCCAGTGCCGTGGGGTTCGCTTTAAGCTGGCTCAAAGGTCACTAAAATGTGGGACTGGCTGATCGCACTTGTTGTGTCAGTCACTCTTATTGGAATTGTGCTCTGGAGCACATACATTTTTTGGTGGGCTTATGCTGGCTGAACTTGCTGCTGCAAATGCGGCGTTTGAGGTGATCAAGGCGGCGCTTGCCAACGGTAAAGAGTTGTCTGCGCTTGGTGGTCGTGTGTTTGATTACTTCGACAACAAGGCCAAAATTCAAGAAAAGGCCACCAAGAAGGCCGCTGGTGGCGCAGAGCGGTCCGACATGGAAGAATTCATGGCGCTTGAGCAACTCAAGCAGCAAGAGGAACACTTGCGCGAGTCGATGGTCTACGCTGGCCGTCCGGGCATGTGGGAAGACTGGGTGAAATTTCAAGCCCAAGCGGCGCGGCGCAGACGTGAAGCCAAAGAATCAACGGAACGAGCCATCCTACACCGCAAAAAGAAAATGGAGCAACTAGTTGAGTATGCCGTCATCGGCGTTGCCACGGTTGTCTTGGCCGCGCTCATGGTCTACGGCATCTTCATCTACATGATGTACATAAGGAAGTAAATGAACGAATTATTCAACATTCTTAAAAACGTTGCTCCTGCTTTGGCAACTGCCGTAGCTGGCCCTCTTGGTGGCGCTGCCGTGGCTGCTATCGCCAACAAACTCGGCGTTGCAGACAGCGTTGACGCTGTGGCAAAAGCTATTGCTGGCGATCCTCAAGCCGCTCAAAAACTGGCGGAATTGGAGTTGGAATATGCCAAGCTGGACGCCGCTGATCGCAGCAACTCGCGTGACCGCGAAGCTAAAATTGCCACAAGTCAAGACGCACCCTTGCTTAACAAAATTGTCACGCCCGTGCTTGCTTTGGGCACCGTGGCCGTGTCGTTTGCTTTGCTGGCAGCAATCATGTTTTTGCCTGACATTACTGGCAACCGCAAAGACATTGCAATCTATGTTCTTGGGGCGGTAAATGCTGCCACCGTCCAAGTGTTGTCGTACTATTTTGGCGCGTCGCATGACCACAAGAAAGACGTGACGCCTAGCTTGCTTGGAGAGCGCAAATGACACAGATCACCCCACATTTTTCATTGGACGAGTTGACCGCATCCGAGTCAGCCGAGCGCAACGGTTGGGACAACACACCCAACGATCAGGAACTTGAAAACCTCAAGCGACTGGCCGATATGCTTGAGCAGGTCAAGGTTGTGCTTGGCGGCAAGCCCATCATGATCAACAGCGCCTTCCGGTCCAAAAAAGTCAATGATGCCGTGGGTAGCCGGGACACCAGCCAGCACCGCATCGGGTGCGCTGCCGACATTCGTGTGCCCGGTATGACCCCGGACGAAGTGGTGCGCAAGGTCATCGCCAGCGGCATCAACTTCGACCAGATCATCCGTGAGTTTGACCGCTGGACACATATCAGCGTGTCCAACAGTGTTGACACCAGCCCCCGCAAGCAGGCGCTGATCATTGATAAGGCCGGGACTCGTCAGTTCGCTTGAGCAACTCATACCGCACCCGCTCCTCAGTTGAGAAGCGGTGCAGGTTTGCACACTCGTAGCGCCTGACAACCACGGCGTCAGTCTTGCGTGTTCTGGTTTCCTTCACCGATGTCCACGCTTCGCACACTGGACACTTCATACCTCGTGCTTGTTCAGTGACGGCTTGGTCATTGGGTGCGCCCGACTGTGGATGCTGAACTGTTTGTAGGCCAGCATGTTTTCCTCTTTGGTCAGCGCCTCGTCAATCGCTTGACCCTTGGGCCTGAACGCAATGTCTTGGGCAAAGATGCTGGGCCGCTTGATGTTTTTCCAATGGAACGGCGAGTTGGGGTGACATTTACATTTCACAGTGTTCTCCTGATTTCTCTAATTTTGTCGCGGGTCATTGCCATGTTGAACACGCTGTTCATCCTGAACGTGGTGTTGCGCTTGTTTTCGCTCCTGCGGCGGTTCTCACGCACATCGGGTTTGGGTCTTGCTTTATCGGGCTTGTCACCAATCATGAACACAGCGCGAGGGTAGCGCCGCGCATCGTCATGGTCATAAGTCCATGCTGCAATGTACAGACGCTTCTCGCCAGCCTTGGTGCGCTTGATCAAACGATTGAGCACAGCGTGGGCATCGTATCGTCCGATGTCGGCATAGTCTGCAAACTCTTGCGCTGTCACCTTGCCAAATTCTTCAAGGGCTTCGTACAGCTTGGCAACGTGTGGGCCTAGATTTGTTGTCCCCATTAAAACGGTGCCTCCGGTGCTTGCTCACGCTGCTGGCGCTGGTATTGGGCTTCTTGCTTGGGTGTCCAAGGTGTAGGCCCACCAAGAGGAGGGAAGGGCCATGTCATGATTGCTCCTCAGTGGCCCTGTGCAAATAGGCCGTCAGGCGCTTGATCTGGGCCTCGCGGTACTTGCACATGGACTCGGCGTATTCACGGGCTGTCTGGGCCTCCAGCAGCTTGCGCTTGCTGTCTTCCAACTCGCGCAGTGCCAGCACCTCGGCAGTCGGTGTTGTGTATGCGTTCTTTACCCAGTTTAAAAGTTCACGGATCATTACAGTTACTCCAGTTGTTGATGTGACACAAGTGTATCACACATTTTTAGATATGCGATATTGTTTTACAGCGTTACGTAATCCGGCCTGCGTTGTGGCCTTCTCGTCGAGTGCCAGTGCCTGCGCTTGGTCCAATGTGTCTTGCATCAAGATGCGGTGGCACATGACCGGGGCACCCTGACCTTGGCGGCGCACTCGGGCGTTGAACTGCTCGTACAGGTCCAGTGACCAGTTGAGGCCATACCACACGAGAATGTGACCGTTCTTCTGCAAGCCGTCGATACCGTGACCCATCGACGCAGGGTGGCCGATCATCAACGAACAGTCGCCAGTCTTCCAGCGGTGCATGGCGTTGGTCAGTGACGCTTCGCTCTTGCACTCGGTCAGGTTGATAGGGCGCAGCGCCTTGAACTTGTCCATGATGCGGGCAGCGTCTGAGCGGTAGGCATAGGCGCACAGCACTGGTGAGCCTTGGGCCTCGTCAATGATGTCCTCCAGCGCGTCCAGCTTCATGTCATGCACCGGCTCCCACAGCGGCATCCCGGCGATGGGGTACATCGCGCCGTTGGAGAACTGCAAACACTTGTTGGTAAGGGCGGCTTGGTTGAACGCCTCGATTTCCTTGCCGCTGTCGAGCACCATGAAGAACTCTTTCTCCAGCCTGTCGTACTTGGCTCTCAACTCGTCGGGCATTTCAATCTCGATGTTGTTGATGATCAGGTCAGGCAGCGGGTTATAGTCCTCGGCGCTCATCTCAAGCGTGATGTCCCCGATCAACTTCTTGATCGTGTCCTCGGTGTCCTCATACGGCACTTCCTTGTACGGCCCGACCTTCTTGTAGAACCGTGTTTTGAACTGCGTCTTGCTGGTGCCCAGACGTTCACCCTTGTCCACCACGAGGAACTGACCGTGCAGGTCTTTGTACCCGTTGCTGGCAGGGGTGCCGGTCAGACCCGTAGTCCAGTCGAACTTGTCAGCGATCTTGCGAAACGCCTTGACACGGTTCGTGGCGCTGTTCTTCATCTTGCTAATTTCGTCCCAGATAATCCCGTTGAAGGGCATGGGCTTGTCCTTCTTGACGAAGTAGGTCTGCAAGGTTTCGGCCAGCCACCCGAGGTTTTCATAGTTGATCATGTACACGTCAGCGGGGCGCAGCAGGGCGCGTGTGCGCTGGTCCTTGGTGCCCGTGACCATGCTGAACTTCAGGTGCTTGGTGTGCTCCCACTTCGCAGCCTCTTGACGCCACACCAGTCGGATGACTCGGATGGGGGCCACGATGATGACGCCGCGCAGGAAGCCTGCATTTACTAAATGCACGATGGATGTGAGAGTGGTGATGGTCTTCCCCAATCCCATATCTGCCCACATCATCGTGTGAGGTCTGGTGCATTGAAAATTTACCATCTTCTTTTGATACCCGTGCATCAAATCCGGTGTCAATAACTTCATTACGTTACCTTGTTCAAATGTGCAAATTCACCAAAGTGCTCAACTGCCGCAGCGTTGTACGCAAGCGCAGCTTCTTCTATCGTGTCAAACCTACCGAGGTGTCCGTTTAACTGCGCTCTCCACTTGCTAGTGGTCTTACAAAACGTCACCCCTTTGTACTTGTGGACCCGTGCTCTTGCGTTACCAAGATTTTGCGAGTGGGTGCATGGCCGCAAATTTTCAATTCGGTTGTCTGATCGTTTGCGGTTGATGTGATCCAACTCGGGAACAAACTGTCCGTGGTGATACATCCAGACAAGGTGATGCACTCGGTACATTTTTCCATCTACAACAGCGACCCTGTACCCCTTGGGCTTGGTGGTGCCAATCTCTGTAAACATTGGCGATCCTTTTACAGCTTTGCGGCGCAACAGTCGCCCACTGTCGTAGATAAAAAGTTCATGGAGTCGGGCTTGAGTGGTCATAATATTTACCAGAGTTGCACTCTATCCATGATACACCATGTCATGCCCCCATCACCATCACGTCAACCATCAACTTACCCTCGGCCACGTTGTCGATGACGAACACGTTGACCATCTGCTGCCGAAGCCTGTCATGCTCTCGGTACTGCGCTGGCGTGGGCTTTTGACCCTCGCGCTTGAACTCGCAGAACCACATGCGACCATCGGGTCCGATGAACAGACGATCAGGCACAGCGGCACGGGCGGGACTGGTGAACTTGTACGCCAACACACCCTTGGTTTTGGCGTAATCGCAAACCTTCTGTTCAATCTGTTTTTCCAGCACGGCGGTTCTCCAGTTCGATTAACAACTCAATGTAGTGCTTGGCCTTCTCAAGATCAGCGATGCCGTTCTTCTTGCGCCAGCGGGAAACATACTTGACCACGTTGCCCTCCATGTACCCCATCGCGTTGGCGTGGATGTACTCGATGGGCTGGATCGGCAAGTCCTTGTAATGGTTGCCACCAACTTGTTTGTCCACTGCGTTCATGCCAATGCTAGACATAACTTCTCCACTTCCTTGACGTAATAATCGAAATCGACAGGCAACTTGCCTGCGTCCTTGATGTCGTTGCAGGGCTGCACACCCCAGCCGGACTCCACGGCAAACTTGCGCCACTGCCCGGGCTTCTTCGCAAGCGGTGGCATGTACTTGACCAGTTGTCCACCACCCTCGGCCACGTAGTAGCGCGTGATGTTCTGCAACTGCGTGGTCACACCGTCACGCTCAATACCCAAGTGACTTGACCGGGGCACCTTGGTGCGCAGCATGAAGTCCATGATGTCGGGCCACTGCTCAAGCGTCTTGCGAATGGGTGCACCCTCGACCAGCACCTTCTCGGCAACCTTGGCAATGACCAAGCCGCCAGCGTTCTGGTGCCACTCCATGTCCCACTCGTATGCACCCTTGCGCTTGGTGCTGTCGTCCATAAAGACGCCGATATAGTTGTTGACATCGCGCACCATCATGGCCTTGTACACAGCTTCCTCAAGGTTCAACCCGGTGCGTGACTGCCATGCAGCGCGGGCCAGATCGACAAGCATCTTGTTGGCCCGGGGCACACGCACTGTCAGACCATCGGTGTTGACCTGAATGATGCGCAGGCCGGGGATGTGCATCAACCCCTCGGCCAACAAGCACAGCAACAGTTGCCCGTTGAGCGTGATGCTCATGGTGAACAGCGGGTCGTAGAAAACAGAGAACTGGTTGTTGCTGTCACCGTACACGCCGTTCAGCGCCAGCTTCAGCATCGCGCTTTCTGCTGACTTCTTGGGGTATGACTTGCGCTGCTCGAACAAGAACTTGTAAATGCTGACAAACTCTTTGCCTAGATGTGCAGGAAAAAAGCCGTTGCAGATAGCCAGATTTGGATAGTAAGAAGTAACGTCAAGATCAACAATGATCTGCTCGTCATCTGACTCGATGACCTCTGATTCAATGCTGCCATGAATACCACCAAGACCAAACACGAAAGTAAAACCATTGACGCAAGCAGTAAGGTCATTGAACACCCCCTTAGTTTCCGTGATTGATTGCGCCTTGAGCCAGTTGAGCACCCGGTTGAACTCGGGCTGCTCGAACGTGATCCAAGGCAAGATGGCGTCCTTGAGCGCGATGACTGGGCGCTTGGTCTGCCGTGGTGTGCGACCCCGTGGGCCGAAGTCGTAGCAAGACACACCGGCTTCTTCCAGCTTCATGACGAAGTAGTCCTTGCCGATCTT